GGTGATATGACCAAACCTGCGCGCCCCCACCCTCGGCACATACCCCGTCAAACGATCTTAACTAGACATAATCTAAAAAAAAGTCTAACCGCCTAAAAAATATCTCTCTCCTAAGCAGTACAACTAGGGCGAACATTCAAGCGATACCCCTAGCAATTAACACCCCACCCCCTCGCAAGATATAACTACTACAGATCACGGGCATCGGATCACTAGGGAATAAGTGGGGATAACATGGGGACAATTTGGGGGCAAAGGTGGAAAGTTCTCCCAAAGATATACACAAGGCGGGGCGAATAGGTGCAAGAGTTGTGAACAATTGGGCGAATAGTGTGGTGTAAACCAACATCAACCCCCCGCCCTAAAAATCCAAGCGTGAAACCCCCCAAGCGCACCCAAACAGACTACAAAGGGCGCGGGGTGGCTTTGGGTCAGGTTTTGCGACAACTTGCGCCACCTATGACACCACCAAAGAACCCCAAAGGGCGCGGATTTTTCCCCGATTGACCCTAAAAAGCTGAAAGACCCCTGCCGGTTTTCCAGGGTTTTGAGTTTCAGCTTTGGATCTACCCCTCGACTTTCTGCCTTTCTTGGTTCTTTTTTGCCCATAAATAGATTACGCTTGGGGGTGAAGAGGTGGGGAGAGTCTCACCCAAAACAGAAAGGCTTTAAAATGGCTAAAAGTGTGAAGGTAGTTTTAACCCTAGTTGATCTTCAGGGCGTTGAATGGGTGGCAACAGAAACAACCCAAACAAAGGCGCAACGCCTTATTAAAGAATATGCAAAGGCAGAACCTGAACTCATCGCAACAGTTTGCGCGGTGGCATAAATGGCGACTTATCACGGGATCATTAAGGCGCAATGTATGAATTGCGAACTCACAACAATAGATGAACACGCCCTAGAGATTATGAACGATTTAAGCGCCGATTGCGTTCGGTGTGGTTTTCACATAGTCAAATGGTGGGTTAATGAGGGGATTATTTTCACCCTTGAAAATCAAGAGGGCGATAGCGCCCGCGTGTTCGTAGATTTAACAGATAGTAAAGGAGAATAAAAACATGAGCCAAATCCCGACAACTTGCCCCGATTTTGTAGAACATCCGCACATGAAAGAAACAACATTTACAAGCGCAAAAACAGGGGAAACAATAAAAAGAATCGCGGGGTGTTATTCATGCCAAGAAGCGAGCGCGAGCGAATACCAAGGCACAAGCCAAATTGCAAAAGCACTTGTGAAGGCAGGAATCCAAAATGTTCAAGTGGAACAAACAGGGGGCTTCACTATGGTGGTGTATGTTTACAGCAAAGACAAAACCCGCGCCCTTACTCTTAACTCAACAGGGCTTGGGTTTGAACCTGACAGCGTAAACGGTGGAGAGTGGGAAGAACTCACGCCCCCAAACTTTACCCCGTGGGAAGGTGAAGGGTGTCCCCCTAAAACTTGCAAGGAACTCACGGCGCTAGTTGTGGCGAACTTGTACCGCTTAACAAACTAAACAACAGCGCGCCCCGCTTTTGGGGGTTTGTGGTTCGAATCCACGGCGCGCACTAACTCAGGGGATCGGCTCTTGAGTGAAAAGAAAGGTTCTAAAATGACTACAACGCTTGAAGGTTTAATAAATGGAACGGGAATCACCGCTTCAATTGTTGAAGATTGGAACGATAGCGCGCCCGATTGGGCGCACAGCAAGGCGCGCCACTATCGGGTAAAAGTTCGCTATGAAAAGCGCTCTATGACTCTTTGGTATTACCAAGGGTTAGGAATTACACGCGAACCTCGCCCCGTTGATATTGTTGAGTGCCTTGCTTGCGACTCTTTGAGCGATTATGACTCATTAGATGATTTTATTAATGAGATGGGCTTAGAGATCAAAAGCGTGGAAGATTTTCGCAACTATGAAAAGCAATTTAAGCAACTGAAAAAGCAGAACAAGCGTTTTGCTCACTTGATCGGAAACCCTGATTTAATCCAACGGATGCAAGAGGTGGCATAAATGAGACTCACAAAAAGAGGAAAGCGCCTTGTGACTGTTTTCATGGTTGCGGGGTTTGTGGCTTTGGTTCTTTGGCTTAATTGGCTTTTGACCCCTGATAAGTGCATGGGCGACCCTGCCACGCTCTCCCAATTTTGTAAGGATCTTCTCTACCCCTGAGCAGGTGCTTCCATCCTTCACGGGTTCGCCCGTGGGGGGTGGTGGTTCTTGGATCGGCTAAGAATCAAGAAAGAAAGGGCAGAACATGGACAAGTGCGAACAATGCGAGAACATGGCGCGGTTTGTAGTCACGGGATCGGTTGGGGTGCGTTATCTTTGCGCGCTTCATAGCTTGATCTTGTGCGAATCGGTGGGGGATCGTCGGGGCGTGGATCACTTTCAAAAATTATTGGAAGGGGATCGGTTACCGGTTACCGCATAGCAGCAAAAACTAATTAGACAAAAAACGGAAAAAAGTAAAAAAAATAGACTGAGCTTGCTATCGTGCTTGCTCGACCACTTACCAGGTCGGGCAAGCATATTTTTTTTTATACTGAATCGTGCTTGCTCGGTTTTTTTTTCAACATCTCCAACCGAGCATCTAATAAATCATTAATATGTTTTTTCAAGTTCTCTTGCTTGCGCCAATTCATGCGGTTACCGTACTCATCAACTTTGAGATCTCTAACTAGATTAGCGAGCGCTTCATCTATCTCTGAGATCGTTTCGTTTTTTACAATAACCATCAACATATTTTAACCTTGATTACGGTCATCACGCTTTGCTTTATATGCGCGAACATCATCAGCCAAATAAAAAACATCTCGACCAACTTTCTTCACCCATTTAATTGCACCACGATGCTGCATTTGTCGAAGGTTATTTAAGTTTACTTGTAAGAACTCAATAACTTGTTTAGATGACCAAAGTTCTTCACTCATTAGAAGGGTGCATCCTCACCTTGTGGAAGGGTTGCAAGTGCATCTTCAGTTGGTTCTTTAGATACGCGTTCAACTTTTTCAATTTCAGTTCCGATAATATCTAAAGAAGTTCTAACTTCTCCACCGTCTGTAGTGAACTGAGACTGAGCTAAGCGACCAGTAATCGTCACGGTGTTTCCCTTGACGAAACGATCCACAACCTTTTCGGCTGATCCGCCAAAGAAAGTTACCTGGAACCACATGGTTAAACCGTCAACCCACTCACCATTAACGCGGTGACGCTGCCCAACAGCGAGTGAGAAGTTACAGATAGCCTTATTGTCTTTGGTGAACTTGAGTATTGGATCTTTTCCAAGGTTGCCGGTGATAGTGATCTGATTCATTATTTACCTTTCTGCTGTTGTTAGTACCAGGGATTACCTAGCTTTGCTTGATGATTCCAAAAACTGAGAGCCCTACACGGGCTACCGTAGCGAACCGTAATGTACCGCAAACCTGCTTTGATCTGAACTCTTGGATCTTTAGGCATATACGGGTACTTATAGTTTCCCCATGTCTGCGGCAAGAACTGAGCGATACCAAATGCACCCGACGATTTATTAAACGCTTTCGGATTCCAATGACTCTCTCGATTCCAAAGAACATTCAAACATGAAAATTCTTTGGAACTTTTCCATTGCTTAACAACAGATAACTTGGCAATCAAACGCGAAGACATTGTGAAATGTACGCTTCGACTTGGAGCTACTGCTGCTTGCGCTGGAACTATATGTAAAAGCCCAACCATAATGGCTGTTAAAAGGGCTTTACGGCGTAGGCGAATCGCTTAACCTTTCGCCACCTTTCGGCAGACTTCGCAAGCGTTATCTTCCCAACGCAATGAACCGCATTTACAGTAAATTACTTTAGAGTCATCCATGATTTCCCCCTTTAAGGTGTTGGTTATGGACAGGCTTTATTTTAGCGTTACTGAATCTTTAATTTTTGATTTTGCAATGTCACGGGCTACCTGCAACCCACGCGTGTACGCTTGATCGGGTGTAATATCCACCGGCAATTCCTTAAAATCTAGAATTTCCTGTTGGATAGCGCTCACAATATCTGAAGCTGTTCGGTTGAGAACCGTAAGCATAAGATTATTGATCTGAGGTCCTAGTGATTTTGGATCGGGTTTCATCTGCTGGACATTCCTTTCACATTGATATTTGAGGTTGCATGGTATTGCTTGGTCATCTGTTGCCCGCACATGGGGCATTGGGGAATAGAAGTATCCTCAAAAGATTGGTGCATCTCGATCATCGTATAATCGGCAGGGCAACGATATTCATAAGTAGGCATTAGTGCTTCACCACCCGATAATTCATAACCCCACAATTGCCACAACCAAATGAGATCTGACTTATGTTGCGCTTGATTATTAAATCAATCTCAATCTTGGTATCGCAATCGCTGCAATGCAAAGCATCGACATATTGTTCTGATACCAGGTAATAACCTGATTCATCAACAATCTTTGGCTGACTATTACTAATTGCTTCAGCTTGATCTCCAAATTCGCTCATGCTTCTCCTTCAATTTCTGTTTTGCACTTAGGACAAGTTGCAACCCATGTTCCGCGCTCAAGAAATACTTCTTGCTCAAATTCATCATCACAAGTAGAGCAATAAACAACAACTTCTATTTCGATTGACTCAACTCCTGGATAATATGAATAAGCCATCATGCCCCCCTTTTAATAGTTGCGCCAGCAGCGCACCATTCACATTCGACAATAGCGTTTTCGTCATTCCCAATAATTAACAATTGATTGGCGAACCCACCTTTAGATCCACACAAAGAACAAAACACATAATCGCGCTTCATTTGTTTTCGATTCTGTAACATAGTTCTTCAAGAGCTATGCCAGCAGCACCGGCAAATAAACAAAGACCTAAAACAATTAAAAAGAATTCCATATTGCACCTTTTCTCTTGGGGACTCTCCCCTGTTACTGCGTAATCTATTCTTGATTAGTTACGGTGTCAAGGGAATCGCCATAACCGGCATCCCTTAACAAATCCAGGATCTGCCCGACGGTCATAACCGCCCACCAATCCTGAACTGAACCCAAACCAACGCCATTGGGTTTTACTACAAGAACCCCATAATCAGCTTTGGCATTGATGCGCTCGACTTCGGTTTCTTTGAGCCATTCAGGAAACTTGTAAGTTTTATGATTTTTAATCTCAAAAACCAAACAAGGCGCACCCGACACATCGCCCATATCGTTAACTCCTGATAAGGCACGGCGTTCGACCATAGGGAAAGACTCAAGCACCCGCGAATTTTTTACAAATGCGGTTTCTGCGCTTGTGCCTTTTTGTTTAGCCTTACTCACTAATGATTAACTGAACAGGATCGCGCACGATCTTGTGACAGCCACCACAGTCATTGTCCAAATAAATATCAAATGTCCCATTTTGATCGGGACCATCTACGATGCGAATTGTGCCTTTGTCTTTGTCGATAATTACGGGGTCGCCAAGTTGAAGGCTGGCTGGATCTACAGATACGGTAGTCATCTCACTCCTTATTCGTAACCATTACGGTCTAGGGTACACATTACGGGACCATTGTTCAAGTAATCTTTTTTTAACTTCTTCGGGTATTGGGACTGCTTTCTCTTTAGCCTTCTGAGCCTCTAGATCTAGTTCTAAGGACTTCTTGCGCTCTGCCTCATCCCTTAACCTAGCCTTGGCTAATTCAGCCTCTCTCAGCTCTTCAGGACCTATTTTTCTAGGGGGTAGGGGATCATCTGACCAACGCTCTTCATCAAGCCAGCGAGTAGGTGCGGGGGTGAAAGTTGGATCTCGGTTGGGATCACCGGCGTAGGCTTTAACTGCATCCAAAATAATCTGAGGGTTAACTTTTGTAATTGCTACTTTCCATGATTCCCTGGCGCTGACGACACTTACCTTGCGTGGGTAAGCGTTCCAAAATAAACCAAAATCATCAATTGCCATTCATTAAACTCCTTACCTGTACTTCATCTATCCCAAACTGAGCAATAGATTTTAATGTCCTTATTCGATTCTCGTAAAACTTGTTGCTTAAAAAGGATTGACGCTCGACACCGGTTAAACCTCCCCAAACACCAAACTCTTCATTAGCAAAACCCCATTTCAGACAATCTTTCCAAATCGGACAAGAGAAACAAATCGCTCTGATCTTGTCAGTTTGTTCGGTTTTCTGCGGGGATGCCCTCATTTCTTCAACATCAAAGAAAGTATTAACGGGCATCCCAACACAATTGCCTTTTTCCCACTTTATCCCCGTCGCAAAGAACTGCATCCCACCTCGCCCGTCTCGTCGAAGTATTCGCAATACATCTTGCAGAAATGCTTAGGCTTTTCGGGAGAAGGAATATCTTTTTTGAAAACGGATTCTTTAACTTCATTTAACCAGGTAAGAGCAGCTTCTGCTTTTACTGGGTCATAGGGTTCTGAATGGGTGAGTATGTCTGCCATTTTTCCATCACGGGGAATAGTGACAAGTGCAACTTCTTTTGGATCTTCACCACTAGCTTTGAGCATATGCGCGTAAACCTGTGCTTGCCAAATCTGCTGATCGCTGGGGAAGTATCGAAGAGAAGCCTTGGTAGTGGTTTTCCAGTCCACTACCAATTGCTTGTCCCGGATATAAAGATCCGTATGGGCAGGAATTCCATACGCATCTAAAGTTTGCTCGATGAGGAAGTTATCACCAAATGGATCTTCAACCTTAATTGCTTCTGCAATACCGGCATGAATATAAGTTCCAAGGATCGCTGGCAACTTCTCGGTTGTATTTGTTTCAGGCTGATCTACCAATTGGTAGTACACCTGACGGCGACACCCCCCAAGTTGCGAAGGACCAATCTCCTTTTGAGTTGAGCGATCACGCTGCCCATCTTCTGCAATAAGAGCGCCAGTTAGAAGTTTATAAAGAAATACATTTGTTGCTTCGCTCATTTTTTCTCCCAAATTGTAACCATGCGAGCGTGAGATGAAACGCGTCGGGTCTTTTCAAACCCAACGCGCTCAACCGTACCGCCATGTGACCAAGTGCGGATCTTTGCTCCAACCGCGTTATTGGAGTTTGGATTGCTCTTGTCCGGCAACCCAATTGCATCAATCAAATCTTCTGAAGTGAATCTTTCGCCACTTGCAAGATTTCCAAACCATACATCAGCATCAAAACTCCAAAGTGATTTGGTGATAAGAGCTAAGCGTGATCCTTCATTGGCAAGTGTTTCTCCTGCGATGCTCATGCTTCAGATGCTTCTTTGAGTTCTGCAACTCGGGCAGAGATAACCTGCTTTAATGTTTTACCATTAACAGGAATCTCTAGGTACTGGGCTTCTTCTGCCCATAGTGTGCGAAGTCCATCAATATTGTGTGACGGCACAGAATTGATAAGGACTGTTGCTCGCTTAATTTCAACTTCTGTTGGTTCTACAACTTCTGCTTCAGTAAATTGCTTTCCTGGTGCATCAGCCTTGACTGGAGTTGGCTTATCTTCTTTATCAGCTTGTGACATTTCATCATTGGTATAAATACCTGAAAGATCATTAGGAAATGCTTTGCGAAGTGCCAGCGCTTCGGCACACTTTGAAAGCATAAGATCCGGCATCTTCTTCCAAATTGGAGAACCGGCATTGTATGAATCCCACTTAGCGACTGCATAAGTTGGGTGCGGGGTATCTTTGTAATAGACACCAATGCGAGATGCAACTGGTGGGGTGGCTTCTAACCACACATCTTTCCAAACGCCATCTTGCCCACACCACTCTGCGGGGGTCTGACCACCGTAGTTTCCTGAGCGTTGAGCAACGATGCGAAGTCCATCAATTGAGGATTGGATGGTGAACTTTCCACCACGGGAGATCATGTAGATCTGACGGGCAAATGGATCTAGCCCTGTGCGCTGGCAATAGTGGTGGAATACCTTCATATCGCCTTCAGATGCCCCTGTAAGACCTAATTGCTTCAAAGCGGCTACCTGAGTGGTGGTCCAATTGTCCTGCTCTGAGGTGAGAGCTAGGCTTTTATCAGTCATAGTCATGCCTTTCGTTTGGGGCTTCTAATTGCCCGTGTGTGCGTAATGTATCGGAGCATAATCTTTAATGTCAACAACCCCGTAATCTGTATTTTGGGTGTGTCGCGTGAGAGGATTGCCCTATGGCATTTTCATCAATCGAGATCAGACTGGGCGGTCTTTGGGTATCAATCCAAAGCGAATTGACCTACCCTGACGGGATAGATGACCTGACTTCTAGGGCATTGATGATGTTTAAAGAAGGCGTAAATACAGCCAAAGAAAACAATATTGATATAACTACAATGAGTTTGCATACTTCAATCCCTGAAGATTTTGACGAGTGACGACGATTATTGGAGTTCAATACGAGAACTCATGTCTTATCGTCGCTGATTCTCGAGTGACTGATGATTCAGGGAAGATTTTTAGCCACCCAAATATGACCAAGATTAACGAGCGCGGAGCGTTCTTGATTGCCGGTGCTGGTGAGATCCTGCCATGCGATGTAGTTCAGCACTCCTGGAGTCCACCACGGGTTACTGTAAAAGATAAACAAAATCTTTATCATTTTATGGTGGTCAAGGTAATCCCATCAATCCGTAAATGTTTAAAAGAAAATGGTTACAGCTTTGACGACAACGGGGATGAAAGATTTAGTTTTCTTGTTGCTGTATGTGGGCAGATTTTTGAACTTGATGACAACTTAGGTATTACCCAAAACAACACCGGCTTTTACGGCATTGGATCGGGAGCGCCTTACGCTCTTGGAGCGTTAACGGCTGGCGCTAAGCCAATAGAAGCAATGGATATTGCTAGTGATCTAACGGCATTTACTGCACCGCCGTATCAGTTTGCTGAGCAGTCTGCTTAACCAATCTATCTACAATCCATGAAACAACCGGAACGGCTACAGCATTTCCCATCTGCTTGTAACGATGAGTGTCAGCTTGATCCTCAGTCCACCCATCAGGGAATCCTTGCAAGCGTTCGCACTCTGTTGGGGTTAGTCGTCGAACTGTTGCAGGGGGTTCGGCAATAAATAACTGAGCGTGATGTGATTGAACTGATGGTTGATGGCTTTGTAAAGTCAATGCAGTATCAGTTTCTGTAGCGCTAAAAGTATTTGCTTGTGCATCTTCCCGTATTGAATATGCCACCGATTGCCCACCAGTTCTATCAAGAGTGTATGAAGGATCATCTTCAGATCCAAGTCCTAAACCATTTTGGTTCTTTTCCATATCGCGCCCATCTTGTATTGGGTATGCAAGTATTGGCATATTGTTACCGCCAGTTCCCATTCGTGCTTGAAGTGTATTAATTACATTCCCCTGGAATCTAATATCATCTACTCGATTGCCATAAAAGATCAGCACCGTTGCCCTTGTATCTCCATTATCAAATGCGTTCAAAGTAGGAACCACCCCCCCCGCTACCCATGTTTCGTTGTCATCTATAGTCTGCGCTCGCTTAGCTTTGACGAACCACAAGATCGGTGGCATCTTTGTAATCCCTCGCCTTCAATGCAGAAGCGTTTGAGTCATCTGCGTAATCACCAAATCCTCTTTGGCGAAATGTCATAGTGTCATGCGCCCTGCGAGCATTAAGGGTTGGGCTTATTGGTTCTGCGGGAAAATCGTAGAGCTCAAAGTTTCCAGCGCCGACTGAAGCATTGGGGGTAGAGTTTTTCCTCGTCTGTTTGCTCTCCGCAAAATACCCTGTGCGGCCTTCGATGAGAGAGAGTATTTGTGCAGGTGATCGCCAGTCGTCTCCAAGACATCCGACAATGAACACTCGACGACGACGCTGGGGGACTCCGAAGTATTGAGCATCAAGCACTCGCCACGCAACGCTATACCCGAGTTCATCCAGCGTTCCGACAACGGTTCCCATGTCTCGCCCTTTGTTACTTGAAAGTAAGCCAGGGACATTTTCAAGGATGAAGTATTTCGCTTTGGTTTCTTCAAGGATTCTTGTGATTTCAAAAAAGAGTCCTGATCTATCGCCAGCCAATCCAGCGCGCTTGCCAGCCACGGAGAGATCTTGGCAGGGGAATCCACCGACAATAATTCCATCTGATTCAAATCCGAGTTTGAATAATTGCTCACCTGTTACCTCTTTCACATCTTCTAAAATTGCTGAATTGGGAAACTGTTTGGCAAGAACCTTTCGTGCGTTCTTATCAATTTCAACAGAAGCAACAACAGGTACGCCATTGCGTTCTAGGGCTAGATCAAATCCACCGACACCGGCAAATAAACTAACAGCTTTCATTGATCTCTTTTTCCAAGCGCAATATCTCTAATGCGTTGTTGCGGTACATTAAAACGCTTTGACAACTCAATAACATTTATCGCTTTACCTTTCACGATTTTATATTCTGCACGAATAACTTTTACTGATTTTTCATCCAACATGGTTGACCTTTCTAATATCTACCGTGGATGAATCCAACCCCAATCCCTAAAATAAAGCAACCGATCATAGTTAACATCAGTCAAGCCATACTTGATATTGGGCTGTAACGCGACCCTTATTAGGATCTACAAAGTGAAGTCGCTGGCTAGGCATACCTGATGCAGCCATCGAATCTCTTGCGTATCGGTTATCGCTTTCGGTTGATCCAGTCCAATAAAGATTAAAGTTTTTCTGAATAGGTTCTTGTGCATGACGGTGGTAGTGTCCAAGATATATGTCATGGAAGTCATAATCGTGAGCGCCAGCCTTCCAACGGTTAGCACCGGCAATCCATGCAGCAGGAGAAGCAAACCCTGAACGACCAAGTTCATCACCGTGCATCAACAATGCGCGGTAATTACCAACTGCCACTTCTTGTATATCTTCAGGACAATCTTCCCAAGTAAGTCTTTTCTCACCGGCAAGGATCTGCCTAGACATTTCATAGACCATACGATCTACATTGTCGCTCTTAGGAACTTCAGCTCTCTTGCCACCAATGCGCCCGTGGTTTCCCCACTCAGCGACAACAGTTACCTTTTCAAAGTTAGCAAGCATCACGCGAACAAAATCCACACAAAGTCGAGATACCTGGGTAAATTGACCAAAAAGTGAAGCATCGATCTGCCACAACTGAGCTTGGTAATTGAACAATCCCTCAACCATGTCGCCGCCAAACATCACTACGCACTCGCGTACTGGGTGATGCTCACGCTGTAGTTCGGTTAAATGAACGATTTTGTCTGCAAACTGAAGCACTCTCTTACGCATAACTTCTGAATTATACGAAGTAGTTACCTTTGCCCCTTGCCAGTCAGTTGAGTGAACAAGTGCAACTTCAGCAGATGCCTTGCGCTTATCAATTTTAGGTGCAGGAACTGCTGGAACTTTACCGAGTGCAAGCATTGCTTCATATGCACCACGGTGAGTTGCTACTACAAGTTCATCATTACGGATCTTGGCTTTTGATAATTGTTTCTGCGCGTTGTTAAGAGCTTTACGAAGTTCTACAATTTCGGGATCTGATTCTTTTTCTAACTGCTCTAAATCATCCTCTAGTCCCAAGGCACTCACCCCTTCTATGTCGAGATATAACTCCATCGCTCAGGTCATATCCATTTTTGCGAAGCACTCGACTTAAAGATGAGCTAGTAATATTTTTATCTGCAACTCGTTCAGTAATTAATTTTGCTTCTTCTTTTGGAACAGTTTCTAAAAAAGTACAAAATGTGCATTTGCCCCTAGAGGAATGTACAAAGTTTTCTTTGTTCTTTAAATCATCAAGGAGTGCCACTAAGCACCCACGATTTCTCGACCTACGGTGACATAACCCACAATGTCATCCCAGGAATCTGAATAAGTGGGGTTTTTGAGGATTCTGACTGACTTCAAAGCGATCATCATTACAGCAACTTCTTCAGGAGCAATATCATCGGTGGCGAGAATGGCTCCCCACAAGCGACCTATGAGAGAAAAGTTCTCAGCCGCATCCCCGTATTTTTCCTGCCGATCTTCAAGAATATGCTCGATCATGTTCAACCCTTTCTATTGGTTGAACAAACTCTAACAGGTTACACGCCGTAAAAGCAGAAACACCCCTAGATCGGTAGGGGTGTTTCGCGGGGGTAGTGCGGGAACTACGATACCTGAAAAGTACCGCAATCAATAACAGGGATCTCGGGCGAGTCGGTAACCTGCGCCCATACTTTCCATATACCTACCCCGTAAGTACCCGTTAAAAAGCCTGTAGCGCCCTGTAGAAGCGTTGCTGCGAACCAGTCGGCATCAGTTGGTCGGGCGGTTGGTTTAATGACCGCAAACTCCACGGCATCGGTGTAAGCCACATTATCTAGGGTAACCAGTACGGGCTGGAATTCGACGCTCTCGCGTGGGTAGATATTGGTCATTGCAGATATGCCTTCCATCGAGTCTCTTGAAGTGAGCCTGTGTTATTTCGATCCCCAAGAATAGCACCCCATCGTCGAGTCGCCATGATAGCTTCATAGTTTCTTGGGGCAACGATGATTGAATCATCACGCTGGACTGATAATTCCGCATACCATCGGCGGGGAAATATCTCACCAAAAGTCTGAATATCGTGGTCGTTAAGCGGGCTATATCGCTTGATTTTAAAGGTAAGTTTTGCAGTAATAGCCAAAGGTATTGTCGTGGCTAAGTAAGTTCTAGATCCATCCGATAGCAGATTTACTATAATCGCCGTGTTTGCATTAGCAAGGCGAGTAACTGTGCCTTCAGCAGTAAGACCAACGGTTACCGAAGTATTTGTTAAAGCAATTAACGAGTGCAAGCCATCGGCAGTAAGCGATGCAGTTATCGTTGATGTAGCAGCAAGGAATTGAACACTAGACATTGCTGCAGTAAATGAGGCTGTAGCAGCAGTAGAAGAACTAGCCTTTTGATCTTTAATTGTGTCGGCTGTTTGCGTTGCTGTTACAACGGTAGATGTTGATACCTTTTGATCTTTTATAGAATTAGCAGTTTCAACAGCATTTATTGCAAGGGATGAAGCACCGTAGTGCGTAACATTTGCTGCAGTTGTAAGAGTTGCTGATATTGCAGAAGTAGATGCAATCAAACTATTATTAGAAGCAGATCCAGTCGTAGTTGCTGTAGCAGTAAATGTTTCATCAGCATATTCAGTTTTAGTTGCTGCAGTTGTTTCAACATCGGCAATTGTTAGATTTGCTTGAACAAGCATTGCCCTATAACCATCAGCAGTACCAGTAAATGTTGCGGTGCTAGATGCTTGCAGGTAACCGGTGCGAACCATATCCCCTGAAACGGATGCAGTAAATGCGCTAGTTGCTTGGGCTATTCGAGTTATTGTTCCATCGGCAGTAAGTGATGCGGTAAATGGTGAGGACTCAGCACCATAAACCGTGCGAGAAGAATCTGCTGTAAGAGTTGCAGTAAGTGAAGTAGAAGTAGAAATACTCTGACCGCGTGAAGAATCTGCGGTCAGAGTACCTGTAAACGACGAACTTGAATCGACATATATTGCAATCGCACCTAGCCAAAAAGCAGGTGATGGACTATAAAACTTGCCGTCATAGGTTAAGGCGCTGGACTTAGTAAGACCCATGACTTAACCCCCTGTTACTGCGAAAAAGAACTAAGCAGCCAAAGGTGAAAGTGAAACTCCCAAAGTTGTGAATGTAAGAGTGTCTGTATTCACGACTGACTTAGATGTTGTAAGAGCTGCTGACCAAAGGAAGTTTCCTGCGGATGAAGCATCCCATACAGAAATGTGAGTAATTGTCTCAGTCGTTGTCATAGAAAATGATGGCGAATTAGACAATGCAATTGCCCCTGCTGATGCAGCAGAGAAAGTTGCTGATGATCGAGTAGTTACAGCAGATGGATTTGCTGTTCCTGCTGCTCCTGGATCTGCTGTGTGTAGCTTGATATAAGTTCCGGCTGGTGCAGTAAATGCTGTAGCGCGAAGCATATTTAGCCAGTTATTAGCCAGGGTTGTAGTCGCTAGTCCTACAGTCATTCTTGCTCCTTAGTTTCTT